TTAGCGGTTTACCCCGTTTGGATTATTTGGGGTCTACTTGCCCTCGCCTGTTGCTTGAGCCGCAGCGGAGCAACCTTGCCCTATACTCGGAGCAGTTTAATAATTCGGCTTGGACAAAAAACAATGCAACCTTAACTGCTAACCAAGCAGTAAGTCCAGATGGATATACGAATGCTGATTTGTTTTACATCAACTCTGCTGGGGATGTTAGCTCACACAGGATTATTCAATCGGCAACGGTAAGTAGCGGAACCACCTACACATCTTCTGTGTTCTTTAAATCTAACGCTGCTCAATGGATTTGGTTTCCAGCTCCAGATGCATCAAGCGCTAACCACGAAGCTTGGTTTGATGTTAAAAATGGAGTGGTAGGTACAGTGGGTTCAAGTGTTACAAACGCATCAATTGTTAGCTACGGAAATGGATGGTATCGTTGTTCTGTTACGAGCGCAGCAACATCCATTACCAACTATGTAATCTTTGCTCCTGTTACTGCTAATGGCTCTACAACCACCGTATCGGGAAGCAGTAATGCGCTGTTTATTTACGGAGCTGGTTTGGAAGCAGGAGCCTACGCCACCTCGTACATCCCCACATTGGGAACGAGCGTTACAAGGGTTGCGGATGCTGCTTTGACTGGTTCAGTACCAAGCCTTATCGGTCAGACCGAAGGCACGCTATTTATTGAAATAACGAGAGATAATATATTTGAACCATTCTTTGTAATGCTTTCAACAATAGCAGGAACGACAACCAATTCGTACCAAAATGGATTCTATTTGTTTCAACTGCCAAATACAAACTTTGTTTCGGATGGCTTCGTAAGCAATTCGCAGCAATTTGGTTTTAATATAGACGGGCTATCGTTGACTACGCACAAAATAGCATTGGCGTACAAACAAAATGATATTACCTTATACATTGACGGAGTAAACAGGGGAACGGACACAAGTGCAAACATTCCAGCTATGAATTACCTTACCATTGGTGGAAATGCTGATTCGGGCGCTACTCGCAATATCATTAGCCAAGCCCTACTTTTCAAGACCCGTCTAACTAACGCCCAACTGGCAGAATTGACCACGCTATGAAATTCCTAAAATACGAGTTCACGCCCACGCAATGGGCTACGGCTAAAGCCAAGATTGAAACAACGGGTACCGACCCCGAAGGCGAAACCTACACCACTTGGAACACCGAGCTGGTTACGGCAGTAGTTGAGTTGGGCTACCTCTGCACCGAATGGGGAACCGATGAGGAGGGCAACCAAGTTTGCTTGAAGACCTCACCGAAGTACGCAGTAGACATCCTGTGGACAGGTGAGCCTCTTGCTACGTCTTTTGCCTCTTACGTTGTATGGCCTGCTCCTTGTGGTGTGCATATCATCGCAGGATGGGAGCAAGCATACGCAGAGGAATACTGCAAGGCTAACCCCGAAGCAGCATACTGCCAACCCCCTGTTCCGCCTGTAACTGAATAACGATGACAAAGGAATCCGCAGATAGCGTTATCACCTCTTGGTCGCTTACAGGCGCAGGTCTGTTGGTTGGCTACGTTCATCAAGCTCTTGGCTTGCTGGTCTTGGTAGCATCACTTGCTTACACCTTATGGAAGTGGCGCAGGGATTGGCTAAAGGAGAAGAACAATGCTAATTGAGCGTATTTGGAAAGACCCAAAGACAACAGTATTAGGCCTGCTTATCGTGGGCCTTTGCTTTGTGTTGGTGTTTTTTGAGAAAAGTACCCTTACTGAAGTTTCCGCATTTCTAATGGGGGCCTTCGCCCTCCTTTTTTTACGTGACCCTAAAGATGAAAAAGCAGGTAGTAAGTAACCACGTCAGCAAGAGCAAGAAGCGAGGCAAGCATTCAAAGAGCGCAAGCAGCAACAAGCAAAGCAAGAACTACAAGAAGCCATACGCTTCACAGGGTCGCTAAATCGGATAACGTCCGATTAAAGCAACAAATCGGCTCACTTTTGTGCAGTATGATGCACATTAAGCATAATCCTTGAGCCGCAATTTGCATGAAATTTGACAAAAACTCATTCAGGTTTACGAAAATCAAAACCAACACAGAGCAAGATTATACCAAAATCAAAACCAATGACCAAGGACTTTACTCTTGCTGAACTGACCAAAACGAAAACAGGCCTTCCTAACGCTTTACCGAAGCACTTGGAGGGAAACCTTCGTGCGCTTACAGAAAACGTCTTACAGCCTGCGAGAGATGCCTTAGGAAAGATTCAGGTGACAAGTGCGTACCGCAGTCCTGAAGTGAACAAGCGAGTTGGAGGTGCGAGCAAGTCGCAACACGTCCAAGCGCAAGCGGCAGACCTGAAGTTCAACGGAGGCAATGATGTGTTATTTAAGTGGATTGCCCGAAACCTTGAGTACGACCAGATTATCTGGGAGTTCGGAAATGATGTAGAGCCTGCGTGGGTTCACGTCAGTTATGTAGAGGGCAAGAACCGAAAACAAAAACTAAAGGCAGTAAAAGTCAATGGCAAAACCAAATACCTCCCCTTTTGATGAATGGCTTAACCAACTTGAGGAAGCTCCTCAACCGACCTGTAACATTGACAATCCTGACGGCTGCGATTCTTGCGGCAGTTAGCGGATGCCGTACTGCTCAACCTATCCTCGAATCTGTGATTGTAAGGGACACGGTAATTGTAACGGAAACCAAGTACATCATAGACACATTGGAGGTGATGAAGGACACGGTAATCTACCAAGACAAGGTACGCCTTCAGCTCAAGTACATAGACCGAAAGGTCGTGGTTGAGGCCATGTGTGAACCGGACACCATCCGTGTGACGCAAACCAAGCTGCTGACCAAGCAAGAGCCCAAGAAGAAGTCGTGGGAATCGTATGTTGGCATGCTGGCCTTCATCCTCACGTTCGCCTACGTCATCAAACGCTGGGTGGACAAGCTGACGGAATAAGCCCGTAGATGGCATTTATATGCGTTCTAATATACTTTCCATCCAAAGTGGGATGGTTGCATGTATTGGCATATAAAAGTTCCGCAAATCGCAGATTCCTTTCTTTTTCTTTGTTAAGTTTCTTTTTCTTTCAAGTTACTTGGTCAAGTTAAGAGTTGACTAATTACTTACTTAAGTCAACTTATAACTTAACTAACTTAACTAACTTGAATAAAAAACAAAATAATCTTTACATGTGCAAGTGCCTGTGCATAGATTTTGAAAAAAAGTTTACATGAACGACCACATCTTCATTTACTGGGATGACTTACCTTTGAGCAAACCATCAGATAATGAGCAAGACACCAACCTACTACATCGGCAAGCTGAAGCAAATAGAGGCAAAGGATGTGGTGCAGGACTTCCAACCGGACAACTACAATCTGGGGACTGCACTCACCTACCTGATGAGGGCAGGCAAGAAGCCTAACAACCCCATCACCCAAGACATCAAGAAGGCCATTGCGCATCTTGAGTTTGAATTAGAACGCCAAATCCACCTATCAGCACAAGATGAGCAACGAGCAACAAGCACAACAACGGAAGGAGTCAATGTCAAGTATGCAGTACTATACTAACCCCGCCAAGCGCAGGAAGATTGACTTCTTGCTGGCTGAATGTGCCTCGCTCTTTGCCAACTGCGGCAGCTCGTATGCTGAACGCCAAGAGGCGAAATACCAAGAACAATCAATTCTTGCAGAAATTGCAAAAATTGACCATCACTTCGCCATCCAATGTGGGTACCACCTACAGGACAACTGAAGTCCTACCATGTGGTGGTGGGCAAAGTACCCAGCTTAAATGCATTTTATGCATCCAAGCATTGGACAGTCCGTGCAAAAGCCAAAGACAAGCATTGCGCTGAAGTGTTGCAACAACTGCAAGAGTACGACTGCCAGCCCATCCAGCATGTGTACATCACCTGCAAGGTGAACTACCGCTACGACATTGACAATTCCATAATGGCGGTTAAGTTTGCGCTTGACGCATTCCGCAAGTGGGGTGGCGTGAAAGATGATTCCCGTGCCTATGTGCGCAAGCTGAAGCTGGAACACGACCCGGACATCCACCCAGACACGGCTGAAATAACTTTCACGGGACTTTTGGTGAATCAATAATTTATTTGCATATTTGTCATGTCAAACAAAAACCAATCATCATGACACTATCACTTTCGCAAGACACATATTCCCAAACAATCGTTGCGCAGCAGGCGCAAATCAAGGCACTACAAGACAAGGTGCAGGAGCTTAACGCTCGCATTGAGGTCTTGGAGCAGCAAGCAGTTCTATTCATTTAAAAACCAATCTACACAATGGCTAAAATTATTTCTATCACGCCCAAAGGGCAATGGCAAGACCTGTTCAAGTTGGAACTCCGTTTTGATAACGGGGACTTCGGAACGGCATTCGCCAAATCACCAACCCCATCTTATGCCGTAGGCGATGAGGTGGACTACACCAAGAACGAAAAGGGTACTATCAAAATCAACAAACCATTTACTGGTGGATTTAGTGGAGGTAACGGAGGTAGCTTTGCCACCGCATCAAGAACGGCAGGCGATGACCGCTCCGCCTCCATTATCCGCCAAGTATCTTTGAAGGCAGCAGTTGAGTACGCATGTGCAGCAGGCCACGATGTTAACACCATCCTTGCCAACGCAGCAACATTCAATGAGTGGATGACCGGCAACCAATCAGCCGCTACTCATCAAGAGCATTTCGCTTCACGCAACGATAGTCCGTTCTGATTGGTTTCTTCGGACGTTGCGCAAGAGCCTCCTTCGGGAGGCTTTTTTTATTCCGAAAACATTTTGCATATTTGTTCCAACCAATCAGAATATGAAACATCCCGACTTATTACCCAACGAATCTTCGTTACCATACCTGCAGCGTGCGCTGAAGGGCAAATACTTTGACACCGGCAAGCTGGGTGTCTACGAACTTGATGAGTATGTACGCTTCAAGGACGGTGAGTTTATCGTTGTAACAGGCCATGCCAACGTAGGCAAGACCCACACACTGATGTACCTTATGCTGCTGCAGTCGTACAATCAGGGCAAGAAGTGGCTCATCTACTCGGCAGAGAACGAAGTTGCCAGCCTTAAGCGCAAGCTCATTGAGTTCATGGTGTGCAAGCCCATACAGGGAATTGATGAGCTGACCATGTACCGCAAGCTGGACTGGATAAACGAGTACTTCCAGTTCATTGACGGCAACAGGTTGTTCAATGCCTTTGACCTTATTGATGTGATGGAGTCCATCAAGAACGAATGGGACTACACCGGTGCGTTGATTGACCCGTACAACAGTCTAACCACCGACCAAAAGAAGCTGGGCAAAACAGGCATGCACGAATACCACTACGAGGTAGCAAGTGCCATACGGGTGTTCGCCCACAAGAACAACGTCACCACGATTGTAAACACCCACCCCGTGACGGAGGCCATGCGCAGAACGCACTACAAAGGCCACCCATACGAGGGCATGCCAATGCCACCAATGACCAGCGATATTGAAGGAGGCGGCAAGTGGGGCAACAGGGCTGATGCAGTAGTCATTATTCACCGCTATAGCCAGCACGAAACGGATTGGATATACACCCACATCCATGTGCGTAAGGTAAAGGAAATGGAAACGGGCGGCAGGGTAACTCCGCTTGACACACCACTTGTTCTGCAGTCAATGATTGGTAACGTGGGATTCAAAATAAATGGGCGTAATTTGTTGACGCAAACAAAGGATGAACCCACACCACTAATAAGCCCAGACGATGTACCCTTCTGAAGAACTCCATGACCTGTACATCAGGGAAAAGCAGCTGATGCTATCCGGCACGGCTATGTGGCTCGCAAAGCAAGCAGCAGACAAAGCCAGCGGCAGGGAAGTGCAAGATGAAATGATTGACCACCTGATGAATGTGCATCACGCAGACCAGCTTTTGCAGCAGTTCATTGACTACCGCTTGTTTGCCAACCGCAAACTCAACGAGGTGATGCTTGCCAATGCCCAGCTGCGAGTGAACAACGAGGAAATGATATTGGAAATTGAACGCCTGCAGCGCATTATTGAGGACAATATATGAAGCAGATATTCTCACCCTTCCAGCAGTACGAGTGCTTTCGGGTAGATGGCGTTGACTACATCTGCTTGGACTACCAAATCATTCAAGATGCACAGGACAAACTGGTGCAGCAGTTCTCTTGGTTTAAATTCAAGAGGCTATCCGACCACAAGCACTACGAAGTTCCAATCACCAAAATAATAGAAACCAAAAAAGAGGGCAGAGCAACACTCTGTAAATGCAAATGAAAACATTGTCTGAACTACTGATTGATGCCGTATGTGCTGCTGACAAGGCGGCATACAAGGGTAAAATATATCTATCACCTTCTTTCTTTGATATAGATGAATACGATGGAAAAGAAAAGCTGACAGGAAATTTTATATGCTCAGGGAAGTTTGGTGGATATGACTTACAAATTGATTCATCGCTTCACGGTTATGGGATAACATTTAAATCAAACGAGCAATGAGAGCTTTTGAATTACAACAAATGGCACGAGCCAAGAACGCAACACTTGCACGCCTTGGCCTTGAAGATTTAGACACTCGCAAGCGTGAATACACTTTGGCCCGTGGCGCATTTGTAAACGCATACCGCCATAAGGCCACGCTGATGGAGCTGGGTAAGATTATTGGCAAAGACCATTCAACGGTAATTCA